AACGAACTTATTGAATTAGCAAAAGATGCAAGTACACATATAGATACACAAGTAAAAGATTATGAAAAACAACTAAAAGATGAAAAGTTAAAAGAAATAATGAACTTCTTTATTGAAAATATAGGAGATTATAAAGATCTAATTGATTTTGACAAAATATTTAATGAAAGATGGCTAAATGTTACTTATAAAATGGACCAAATCGAAAAGGATATATTACATATTATCACAAAAACAAAAACAGACATGAATGTAATAGATACACAATTTGCAGATGAGAGTATTAATAAACAAGTAAAAATGGAGTATTTTGCACAAATTAGTAACCCAAGTGTTCTAACATTAACAATATTAAAAGGAAATACCATTATAGAAAACAATAAAAAACTAGAAGAATTAAAACAAAAAGAAGAAAGTACACAAAAACCAACAGAAAGTGAAGAATTACAGATATTAGATTTTAGGGTACACGTAACACAAAGACAAAAGTTTGCATTAAGAGAATTTTTACAAGTGAACAACATAAAATTTGAGCCAGTACCTAAAAATAATTAAGATAGGGGGAATTATTGATGGAAATAAAACAAGGAGATGAGGAAAAAGCCTTATTACACAGAATTGGAGCAATACATATAACTGCAGGAGATAATGGCACAGAATTAAAGGGAAATACAGAAGAGATTATAAAGTCATTTATTCATGTATGCGAAAGCATGGCAATTATAGATGTACCAGAGGAAATGTTAATTGATATTGTAAAAGTAGCACAAAAGAAAATGAAGGACAAGCCAAAGGTTTGTCCTAGATATGAAAATGTAGAAATTGGTACACACGACAACTTCTGTAAAATATGTGGATATAAATTTTAAAATAGAAGGGAGAAAAGAAATATGGCAGTAAGTAATAGTTTAACAAAAACAAAAGAACAAAAGACATTTAGTAATTTTTTAATGGGAGATGCAATAAAAAGAAAGATTAATGAAACAGTTGGAGGTGCAAACGGTCAAAGATTTATTACAAGTATATTAAGTGCAGTAAGTACAAATCCAACATTACAAGAATGTGAACATTCAAGTATTATATCTGCAGCATTTTTAGGAGAGGCATTAAAATTAAGCCCAAGCCCACAATTAGGGCAATATTATATGGTCCCATTTAATAAAAAATCTTATGATGCAAACGGAAAGGAAATTGTAATAAAAGTAGCACAATTTCAAATAGGATACAAAGGGTATATTCAATTAGCAGAAAGAACAGGAGTATATAAAACAATAAATGTATTAGCAATAAAAGAAGGCGAACTAATTAAATATGATCCATTAAATGAAACAATACAAGTAAATTTAATAGAAGATGACGAAGTAAGAGAGGAAACACCAACAGTTGGATATTATGCAATGTTTGAATATCTAAATGGGTTTAGAAAAACTATGTATTGGACTAAGAAAAAAATGTTACTACATGCAGATAAATATTCAAAAGCATTTAATAAGGAATCTTACGAAAAACTACAAGCAGGAAAAATACCACAAAAAGACTTATGGAAGTATAGTAGTTTTTGGTATAAAGATTTTGACGGTATGGCCTACAAAACAATGTTAAGACAATTAATAAGTAAATGGGGAATTATGAGTATTGAAATGCAAGAGGCATTTGAAAAAGATATGGCAGAAATTAAAGAGGATGGAAACTATAATTATATAGAAACAAGCGAAGAGGCAGATATAAGTAATAATGAAACACAACAACCAGAAGAGAATAATCAAGAAAGTCAAGAAGAAATTACTACAAATGATAAAAGTGTACCAGAGCCAGAACAACAACCAGAAGAAACAAATATATATGATGACAACAATAATGATGTAGATGATTTCTTTAAACAATAAGAGGTATAAATATATGGAAATTGTAGTATGCCAAAGATGTGGAAGAAAGATAAAAAATAAGAAAAGCATAAAAAAAGGATATGGACCAACTTGTGAACAAAAATTAATACAAGATTTCTATAAAAAAAGACAAATAACAATAGATGATATTTTAAAAATGAAAGGATAAAGAAATGGAGAATCAAGGATTAAAAGGGAAAGTGAGTATTTCCAATGCAAAAACAAAAGAAGAAATAACTATTCCATTAATATTATCATTACAAACAATAGAAATGCTAGTAGAAGACGCATTAAAAAGTGATTTAACAATACTAATTGAACCAATTATAAATCAATAAGAAGATATTATTAAATGGAACAAAGGAGGGAAAAAGATGTTCACAGAAGGCTATATAAATATACATAGGAAGATACTTAATTGGGAATGGTACAACGATCCCAATGTATATAGATTATTTATGCATTTATTATTAACAGTTAATTGGACTAGCAGTATATGGCATGGAACAGAAATTAAGCCAGGACAAATAATTACTTCAGTTGAACATCTTTCTACTGAAACAGGTTTATCAAAACAGCAAATAAGAACTGCTTTAAATAAACTACAAAAAACAGGAGAAATAACAATACAAACAACAAATAAATATACTTTTATAAGTGTTGAAAACTACGATATGTATCAAAATTCACAAGAAAAAAATAATCTAAAAGCAGACAGTGAGAAAGATAGAAGTAACAAACAAATAACAAACAAAATTCAACGGAAATAACAAGCAAGATAACAAAGAGAATAACAAAGAATATAACAAACAAAATAAACCTTACAATATAGACAATAACAGTGATTACGCAAATAAAAATAATAAAAATAACAAACAAAATAACAAGCAAGATAACAAAGAAAATAACATTAAAATAACAAACAAAAACAGCGAAAATCAACAACAATATAATAATATAATAAATAATAATATTAATAATAAAACTAAACTAAACAAAACTAAATTAAATAATTTATTTATATATATGATAAATGGGCAAAAAAATGAGGAGAATATCTCAGAGGATAACCGTACTGCAATTATAAGGCATTTAAAGAGATTAGAATTGTATTTTACTAACATAGAAACATTAAATATTGTACCAAAAGAAAAAATATTGGAATACGAACTGCAATATTGGACAATAAAAGAATTGCATTTTAGCCCATATAAAATATATTTGGATGTAATGACAAGAACAAAATTCTTATTGAAGTTCTTACAGACACAAAAATATATAACAATAGACAATGAAGATAAACTAACGGATTTCATTAGTTATTTTATAAAGATATTAAGAGAAGATTTTGAAAAAGGAGAGAATAACAATGCAAAAAATATGTAGAAACTGTTGTAAAATATTTTGCCCACAAAGAAATGAAGTAACAACGTGTAACAAACAGATAACATTTGTTATACGCATGTTACAAGAAATAGACGAAAAGGTAAAAACAGAAAACTTGACACAAACTTCCATACTTGCAAATCCAGAAAACAAACACGAACGGAAGTTAAAAATACATAAGAAAGGAGTAAATAAAATGATAGTTGATGATATGGAACAGTCATTAGTATTATTACAAAATATAGATGATTTTATTATGGCAATAGATGATACCGAAAAGAAGTTGAGAACAGCCTTATATAACAAAGAAGGCGAAAGGGACGATTTATTACATGAAATAGAACTAAGTAAATTGAATATTGGAGAAAGAGCAAAAGTATATTCAATGCTAGAAAAAGTGTTACAAGAAAGAAGAATATTGAAAGACAAAATAGACTTTATAAATACAATAAAACCTTATGCAAATAAATTTATAACAAAAGGGATGAGTGCAGAAACAAAACAGACTATTGAAAATATAAATAGGCTAAAGAATAACCAAGAAACAAGAGTATATACACCAAGAGTAATAAAGAATCTAAAATGTGTAAGAAAAAATAAGGGAGAATAAAAGTGGAAGAATTGAGATTAACTAAAACACAGATTACAGAAGAACAATTGGAAAAGTTAAAAGCATTACAAGAATGTGAAAATCCAAGACCGAGAAACAGAGCAGAGAGAAGAAAACAAGAAAAAAGAAACAGAAGAAAAAGAAAGGCAAGGTAGGCAAATATGCAAGAACATTGGAATATTGAACAATACAAAGAATATCAGCAAAAAGGAAAGAAACGAAGTAAATATGGAGCAGTAAAAACACAAATAGATGGACATACATTTGATTCAAAAAAAGAGGCAGATTATTACATAGAATTGAAAATGAGATTACTAGCAGGAGAAATAAGGGGATATTGTTTACAGCCTATATTTATATTAGCAGCAAACTTAAAATACAAAGCAGATTTTATAGTATTTAACAATGATGGTACAGCAGATGTAATAGACGTAAAAGGATTTAAAACAAAAGAATATATTGCAAAGAAAAAAGTATTAGAAGATAAATACAAACTAAAAATATTGGAGGTGTGAACATTGGGAAATTTACAAGGTACGAAAAAATGGATAAATGAAAGATTAAATTATATTGGTGCAAATTGTGATTTGACAGAAAAGGAAAACAAGAGAGCATTTGACAGTTTAGAAACAGCATTGAATTGTGTAATAAAAGTAGAAAATGAGGAGAAAAAAACGAATGATAGTAATACCAAAATATAATGGGAGGCTATTGAAGGAGATTAAAAGATACCCTAATTTTATACTATTTGAGGATCCAAAAACAAAAGCAAAAATAAGTTACACATATTATGAATTAGGGTATAAGAAAACTTCACAAATAAGGCAAAAGAAAGTGCATTTGAAGGGAGAATAAGAAAAATGCAAGCAATAATGGAAAAACAATTGAGCATATTTGATATATCAATAATGAAGGTAGTAAAAAGGGGAATTATAGCAGAATTAAACGAATTATCAAGCCAATATTTAATAGATAGTCATTACAAAAAAATAACATTTGGAAGGACATTAACACTTCACGAAATAGAAGAAAAGTTGATGAGATTTAAAAGATTTCCAGAATACATAGGTAAGGTATATGAGATATTAAAAAAATATTATGATGAACTAAAAGAGTTTGAAGATATTATAGGTTCTGAAATAATAGGAATAGCCAAAAGAGAGAATTGCATTAGAATCTATCAGCCAAGATGCCAATATTGTATTTGGTGTATTGCAATGATAGATGATGAATTTTATCAATATGCAAAGGAGTGAAATATATATGGATTTAAAAAGTAATAATGATTTACAAATACCAGATTTCCCAGAAGACAAGACAATGAATATAAGGGCTCATCCAGGAACAAAGGTAAAAGTTACAGAACGAACAGTACAAAACGGATATACAGGAGACCAAGAGGCTGTTAAAAAATGGCTAGAAATTAGAAAAATATATACAGTAGCATATACAGAAGTAGGACAAAGCTATACATCAGTTGTATTACAAGAACTACCAGAAAGAAAATTTAATAGTGTAAATTTTGTAGAAGTATAAAAATTGAAAAGGAGATGATGAAAATGTATAAATATCCACCTATAACAGGTGTATGCGTTACATGTGCAGGTTGCAATTTGCTAGAAGATATAAACTTCAAGGATAAACAACAATGTGAAAATCATCTCCGTTTAATTTCTCCAAAAGCACAAGAGGCAATAAAACAAATACATAAAACTTTAGGAATGACAGGTGAACAATTGAAATTATAGAAAGGAAGATGAAAAGTGATAGTTTTAGGTTTTGTATTAGTATTCTTTATAGGTTTAATTGTAGGAGCAGGAATAATATGTTTAGTACAAACAGCAAAAAAGACGGATATTGAAATAATACTATTACAATTAATGGATCAATTAAAGAGGGATAGGAAAGATGCACAAGTAGAAATGGTAAAAGGAACAAGTCATAATATAAATTATGGAAAATATGTTCAAGCGAACAAAACGATAGAATTAATTAAAAAATTATATGGAGGTATATGTTGATATGTATAATGATATTTCGCCTTATTTTAGGTTTAATTTTAATGATAAATACATGGCACAACAATTAATGAAAAGAGAAGAAACACCAGAGGATATAAAGTATTTTAGTGAGAATTGCGACAAATTGACGCATTATGGATATTGGTTTTTATTATCTACATTGTGGGTAAGTTATACAGGTTTTTCTGATATTGAATTATGGAAAAAACTATTCTCATCAGATAGATCACAAAGATTAAAAAGCATAATGAAACCATTAGAAGTAAAGGAATTTGAATATCTACCATATTTTATAACTGTATATAGAGCAAAAAGACCAGGAGAGAAACAATGGATAGCTTATACATTACACTTAGAAATAGCAAAAAGATTTGCAAAAGAAAGAAATGTAAATGTTATAACAAAATATGAAGTAAAGAAGAGAGATGTACTAACATTGTTTTTACGAAGAGGAGAAAAAGAAATAATTGTACTAGATGAAACGAAACCAAAATTTATTGAGGAAATAGAGATGTGAGAATGAAAAGAGATTTTATAGAATGGATATTATTTATTTTATTTATGATTCTTATGTTCTTTAAAAGCATAACAATTGCAGAATCTATAATTATATATTCAATAGCAATAGGTTTAGAATACATATTAGAAGAATTACAGAAAATAAGAAGGTTATTAAAATGTTTAAATTTTCCACCATTTCATATTAACTGCAGACATCAAATAATAAAAAAAGAGGAGGAATAAAAATGCAAAAAAGGTGCATAAGTAGAAAAGAATTTCGGCGAAGATAGAACAGGTGTAGGATATGCTTTATATGTTAGAGATAATATAAAAAAAGGCGATTACTTTAGAACAATAACAGGCGAAATATTTAAGATGGAATACATAAAAGGAAATCAAGTGTTTTATGCTTATGGAGATTATTATTGGGTAGATATAGCAGCGATTAATAATTTTCAAGAAAAATTATTTGATTTAATAGAAAAAGGAGATATAGTCGAATTAGAATATTATGTAGCAAAATATGCAAGAAGGATAACAAGAAGATTTGAATGTCAAATTTTAGAAAATGAAGTAATATATTTTGATAATAGACATTGTAGTTTTGGTTATGATTTTAAATTAAAAAAATGGAGAGATGGAAGAGGTTATAACCCAAAAATAAAAACAATACTATCACATGAACAATACAGAATGAATTGCTATAAAGGAGGATAAGAAATTGGAAGATATAATTGATCTATTTATACAATTAGCCTTTGAATCTGGACAAGCATACCAAAGAATATATGACAAAATAGGATTAGATGATGTTATAGATTTTAAAGATATAGATTTTGCAAATAGTAAAGGTGCACAATGGAATATAAAAGGTAAAATGCAAGATTTGCCAGAATTATTTAAAACAAAAGACATAAAGCCAGAAAGAATAAAGGCATTAAATGAAATTTCAGAACAGTTACAACAAATAAAATTAATGGCCAAGCAACAATTATCAATAAAAGAAATGGAAGTGATGAATTAATGTTAGTATTGCCAATAAAAAAACAATGGTTTGAAATGATAGTCAATGGAGAGAAAAAAGAAGAATACAGAGAAATAAAGCCATATTATGATAAAAGATTAGGACATTTTACAGAAGGAACAGGAAAAGTAACAACAATAATATTAAGAAATGGATATAATTATAATTCGCCATCAATTAAATGTAAGTGTACTGTAGAAATAGGCGAAGGCAAGAAAGAATGGGGAGCAGATCCAGATAATAATTATTATATAATCAAAATTATAGAAATATTGGAGGTGCAGAATGTTGACTGATGAAGAACGCAGAAAACTAGTATGGGAAAAAATAAAAGAGGCAAGTAAAAGTGATTACAAACTTGTTAGAGAAATGGCAACAGAAATATTAAATAGAGAAGAGAAATTTAAAAATGGATAAAAGAACATCTTATGATATTAGATAGTTTCAAGCAGTTAAATATTAGTGAATATGAATTTAATAAAAACATTACTTGCGAAAGTGATATAAGATTAAGTTGTGAAGATGATAAATTGAATGATTTTACAGATTTAGGTGCTTATGCTAGAAATTTGGCACACGACTTGTTAAGAGATTACTTAGATTTTAATTATAGAAGTTTTTGGGAGAAAGACCAATAATGAAATTAAAAAATATTGTTACTATGGATGATAAATTTACATTCACGGATATAGAAGTTTTAAATATAAAAAATGAGAAAAAATTGGATAAAGCAATAGCAAAAAATAAGATACTAGAAATCAGAGAAAAACGGAACAATTTACAAATTAAACTCGTCATATATTATTTTTTATCAGCCATAAATACAAGAGTAGAAAGGAGATAAAAAAATGCAAAAAAGTGATGAAGTAAGGAAAATCGTATTCGATAAGGAAAATTTAGATATATATAAACAGTTAGTAGCAGAGGCAACAGAAAATGCAGTAAAACAAATAGAAAAAGAGAAACAAGATAAAATTAAAAATAGATATGATACAAGATTAAGAAATACAGAAATGTTATTGAGAAATTATAACAGTTTCAAAAAACATGCACAGGATGCAACGTATTCAGAAATAGAACAAAACGGACTAGATGAAGATTTAGACTATGACAAAGAAATTGATAATTTATTTATTAACTCAATATTAAAAACTAAAAAAAGAACGGAAATAATGTTAAAACATATTGATAATTGTATTGAATACTATACTTATAAATGTTTAGCATCTGGAAAAGATGATGTACAGAGAAGAATACAAGTAATAAAAATGTTATACATAAATGAAGAAACAATGACATACGAAGAAATATCAGAAGAACTAGACTGCAGTACTAAAACAATTAATAATACAAAGAAAGCAGCAATAAGGGAATTATCAGTATTATTATTTGGAATAGATGGAGTAAAATTATATTGAATTCAAAATTGTTTCCAAAACACTTCCTTGACGTTTCATTTTAAAGAAATTATAATTGTAGTATGTAAAATTGTTTTTCACAATTATTCTTCCTTTTATTTTTGAAGGCTCACTATAAATAGTGGGCTTTTTTGGTATATATAGGGATAATAAATGTAGTGTAGAATGTAGTAATGTATGGATTTTGTAAATAGGGATTATAAGTGTCAAACAATAGAAAAGGGGGGTAAAATGATTATTCAAGAAGTAGAAATACAGAAATTGAAACCATACGAAAAAAATCCTAGAAACAATGATGAGGCAGTTCCTTATGTTGCAGAATCAATAAAAAAATTTGGTTTTAAAGTTCCAATTATAATTGATAAGAATTATGTTATTGTTACAGGACATACAAGATACAAAGCAAGTCAATTATTAGGACTTAAAAAAGTACCTTGCATTATTGCAGATGACCTAACAGAAGAACAAATAAAGGCTTTTAGATTAGTAGATAATAAAGTTACAGAAAACGCAGAATGGGATTTTGATTTATTATCACAAGAACTAGACGACATATCAAGTATAGATATGGAAATATTCAATTTTAATATGGATGATATGCTAGATGAAGATTTTTTTGAGGATATAAACGATAATGAATATGCAGATACTACAAGATTTGAACATAAACTAAAAATAGACAGGCAACAAATAATAATGACAGAAGAGGAGTATCAAAAACTAATAGGCAAGCTTAATAAATATGTTGACAAGAACGGAGTAAGTTTCGGTTTTGTCAATTATTTAATAGGTGGTGCCAATGATTAAATATGTTGATATAGATAAAATAAGACCAGCAGAATATAACCCCAGAAAAATTGAAGATAAGCAAATAGAAGAATTGAAAAAATCTATTAATGATATTGGATTTATTTTGCCTATTTTAGTAAATAGCAAAAATAATATAATTATTGCAGGACACCAAAGAACGAAAACAGCAAAATTATGTGGACTAAAAAAAGTACCAGTAATGTATGTTGATGAAATCGTATTGGGAGATGAAATAAAATTTAATCAGATCCATAATGGAATTGACAAATCGTTAAATAATTCGCCAGTATTATTAAAAGAATATCCAAAAGAACAATTTATTCAAATTGATAATAAAGATTTTTCAGAGAAAACAGCCTTTGCAACAATAGTCAATGAAATATGTAAATTGATATTAAAATATGGCAATGTATTGTCATGTGTTATAGCAAATAATAAGGTAATATACGGATGCGAATATATAAAAGCATGTAAAATACTAAATATAAAAATAAATGCCTATATTGTGAATGATGATAAATTTGAAAAAGTAATTTATTATTTAAATCAGCAATATGGGCAATATTATTATGGAGATATTGAAAGGAAAACCTATGTTCAAGGACTAGCACAATTGAATAGAAGTGTAGAAAAAAGGGAGAACTTAAAGCAAAATAAAAGTGTTCTATACACATACTTAGTAAACGAATATCTAAAAATACAGAAAAATGATATATCTATTTTAGATTTTGGCTGTGGTAAAGGTGCTTATATTAATTCATTATCAAAGAAATATGAAAATGCTTTAGGTTTAGAATTCTATAATAATAATTTTAAGTCTATTAATATAACAAAAGGAAATAAACAAATAGATAGATTAATTGAATACTTAAAAAACAACAAAGACTTTGATGTTGTAGTATGTGATAGTGTTTTAAATAGTGTTGATAGTGTTGAGGCAGAAAAAAGTGTAATAACATGTTTGAATTTATTTACTAACAACAGATTATTTATATCTGGTAGAACATTAGAAGGTGTGAGAATGGGAAAAAACAAAAATGGAAATGCACTAAAGAATAGACTTACTTTCTTAGATGAAAATAACTTTACATCTACATACCGAGAACGGACAATGGTATTTCCAACATTTCCATGACAAAAAGCAGTTAGTAAATATGTTAGAAGAAAAAGGTTTTAAGATTATTAGAATTAATTGGAATAAATACGGTGCCACATTTCAAGTTGAGGCACAGAAGATAAAGGCATTGAGTAAAGATGATTATATAAAAGCTATTGATTTTGAGTTTAATTTGCCATTGCCTAATAATAAAAGATATAACAGGCACAAAGAAATGAAAAAAGTTCTAAAATTAACATGAAAGAAGTGAGGTGGGTGATATGTATTGACAGACGAACAACTAGAAAAAATAAAAAAAGATTATATGGCAGGATCTACATACAAAGAGTTGCAAAATAAGTACAATATAACACCTAACGAACTTAAATGGAATATTCAAAAAAATAAATGGAAAAGAAAAAGTAACAGGAGAAAAGCACAGAAGGGAAACAAAAACGCAAAAAATAATAAAGGTGGAGGAGCAAAACAAGGCAATAAAAATGCAGTAACTACTCGGAGAATATGAAACAATATTGTTAAATGAGTTGAGCGAAGAGGAAAGATTACTGTATAATTCTTGCGATATTTTAGACAAAAAAACAGAATTAAAAAAGCAATATAAAATGTTATTTGTAAGAGAATTTAGGATAACTCAAAAAATAGAAAGTTTAACACAAAAAAATAAAGAAATGACAGTAGAAACAATTACTAAACATGATAACTTAGATGGAACAGGAACATCTACACATGCTACAAATACTATAAACTTAATACAAAAACTAGATGATTCGCTATCCAGGATACAGGAACAAAAAAGAAAGTGTATAGATAGCTTACACAAAATAGAAACAGATGATAGAAGACTTGAAATAGAATTGATTAGATTAGAAAGAGAAGTAGCAAAAGATGGAGCATCAGAAAATGATAACATAACAGATAATAGCTTTATTGAGGCACTTGAAAATAGTGTTGAGAGTACATGGGATGATTACGATGAGCAAGAAGAAACAGAAAACGAATAATATAACTATTGATGAAAGAATTTCTAATCTAAAAAAACTCGTAATGAAAAATGCTATCACATTACGAAAAAAAATTATGAATGGTACTGTATTCAAATTTCAAAAGTTTAGTAAAAAGCAGAAAAAAGTATTGAACTGGTGGTGTGATAATAGCCCTGTAAAAAATATGGATGGTATTATTGCAGATGGTGCAATACGTTCTGGAAAAACTGTGTCAATGTCATTATCATTTGTAATATGGGCAATGACACGATTTAACGGACAGAATTTTATTATGGCAGGAAAAACCGTAGGAGCATTCAGAAGGAATGTTCTTTTTTGGTTGAAATTAATGTTAAAAGCACAAGGCTACAAAATAAAAGAAAGAAGAACAGACAACTTAGTAGAAATAAGTATAGGCGAAAAAATAAATTACTTTTATATTTTTGGAGGTAAGGATGAAAGATCACAAGACTTAGTACAAGGTATTACAGCAGCAGGAGTATTTTTAGATGAAGTTGCACTTATGCCAGAAAGCTTTGTAAATCAAGCTATTGCACGTTGTTCTGTTGCAGGAAGTAAATATTGGTTTAACTGTAATCCAGAACGGACCAAATCATTGGTTTAAAGTTAATTGGATAGATAAATGCGTAGGATATTTAACAAAAGAACAACAACAAGAATTACTAAAAAAAGGAGAAACACTAAAAAAATTAATATATTTGCACTTTACTATGGATAACAATTTAAGTTTATCAGAAGAGGTAAAAGAAAGATACAAAACTAATTTTATTGGTGTATTTTTTCAAAGGTATATCCTGGGCTTATGGGTACTTGCCGAAGGTGTTATATATCATAATTTTAATGGAGAAAGACATTGTATAAATAAAGAAGACATACCAAGCAATTTTGATTATTATTATGTGTCAAGCGACTATGGTATTACTAATCCACAAGTATTTTTACTTTGTGGAGTAAAATACATAAGGAATAAACCTCATGTATGGATATTAAAAGAATACTACAATAAAGGTGCAAATAGCAAAAAGAAAAAGCAAAAACTAAAAACAGATACAATATTTTTAAAAGATTACATAGAGTTTATAGGAGAACTAGACATTAAGAAAACAATTATAGATCCTAGTGCCGTATCACTTATAAACCTATTCAAGCAACATAATATAAAAGTTAAAGAGGCAGATAATGCTGTTATAGATGGTATCAATTTGGTACTGTCTTTTTTAGACCAAAACAGAATTCATATAGTGGAAGAAAATTGCCCAGAATTACTTAGAGAATTTGCAAGTTATATTTGGGATGTTAAGGCACAAGAAAAAGGCGAAGACAAGCCAGTAAAAACGAATGACCATGCTATGGATGCATTAAGATACTTATTACAAACATTATTCCCAATTAAGAAAAAGGGTGTTCACTTCTATAAGGAAGGAGTAAATTTACAATGATTACAGAATTAGAAAAAATAGACTATGAATTAAAGAAAAATGCAACAAATGGAATAAAGTTATCAGAATTTATTTACAGAGAGAAAAAAGAGTTTGAAGAATCTACAAGATATAAGGAAATGAAAATAGGGGATAGATATTTTGCAAATGATACAGATATACAAAAAAAGCTAAGAAAATATATTGAACTAGATGGAACAGAGAAAATTGCAAAACATGCAAAGAATTTCAAACTAGAACATTCAATAATCTATAAATTAGTAATGCAAAAAGCTAGTTTCTTATTAAAACAAGAGCCAACAATACAGCAAAGAGATGAAGAACATAAAAACGAAACGTATTCAAAAGAAATAGGAAAGATTTTTAATAAGAAAATGCACAAAAGATTAAAAAGAACAGTAATAGAGGCTGTAAATAAAGGTTTGAATTGGTGGTATGTATATATAGATGAACAGGGAGATTTAAAGGTACGATTAAAATATGCAACCAAAATAGTACCACTATGGCAAGATGATGAACATGAAATATTAGATGCAATTATAATGGTATATAAACTAGAGAATTATACAGAATTAGGAAAAGAAGATGTAATAAAAATAGAATACTGTAATTTAGAAGGTGTAAGATATTACGTTATAGATGGAGATCACTTAATAGAAGACGTAGAAGAGGCAGAAAAACACAAAGAGGCATACTTGCGATTAGATGAAGAAGGAATATCAATATTTGGTCATTTTGTATTAAATGGTGTGCCAATGGTTTGGAAAAAGATACCTTATGTTTATTGGAAATATAATTGTAACGAATTATCATTGATACATTATTTGAAAAGTTTAGTAGACTGTTATAATGAAATGACAAGTAGGAAAGCAGACAATATTTTTGAGGCACCAGATGGAGTAAATGTCGTAAAAAATTATAATGATGATGAAGAGAAATTTCAAAATAAATTACAAACTATAAATACAATATTTGTTGATACAGACGGAGATTATAAAAGAGAGGCTATAATAACAGATATAGAGGCTTATAAGGTGTTTATGGAGCAATTAAGAAAAGACATTTACGAGGCAGGTTTTGGAGTTGATACACAAAGTGATAAATTCGGAAATCAAAAAAGTGGAATAGCAATTCAAGAATTATATGCTGATTTAGATTTAGACTGCAGTAACATTGAAACAGAATTCCAAGCAAGTTTGGAGTATTTTAAATTCTTTATAGATAATTGGTTATTAATTAAAACTGGTCAAGATTATTCAAGTATAGAGTTAGATTTTTCTTTCAATAAAACTATGACGGTAAATGAGCAAGAATTAATCGAAAATTGTAAAAACTCTGTTGGTATTATTAGTAATAGAACAATAAGAGCAAAGCATCCATTTGTTACTGATTTAGACAAAGAAGAAAAACAAATTAAGAAAGAAGAAAAAGAGGCTAACGAATACTTACAGGCATTTGAGAACATACAAGGTACAGATGACAAAGGAATAAAAGACAATGAGGAATAGCGAGTATTGGGAAAAAAGGGCTTTATTAATAGAAAATGAAAACTATAAAAATACAATGTATCATGTTCAAAAAATGCAAGAGCAATACGAAACAGCAAAAGAAAATATACAAAAGGAAATTGACAAGTTTTATAAAGATTTTGCTATTAATAATCAAGTACATATATCAGATGCAAAACGAATATTAAATAACAATGAATTAAAAGAATTTAAAACAACATTAAGACAATACGAAAAGATGATAGAAAACGACATTGAAGGTAAGCTAAAGGAAAAAATAGTCAATATTAGTATAAAACAAAGAATAACACGTCTGCAGTCATTACAAGCAAAAATAGATATTATTTTGGAACAATTACAAAATAATTCTAATGTAGAGATTAATAATACTTTTTTTGAAACATTGGAAAATACATACTATAAAAATGTATATGAAGTCGAAAAAAACGAAAATATACATACAGATTTTACATTAATGAATGAAAAAACAGCTGATAGTATTCTTACATATAATTGGTCTGGTGTAACGTATTCTGATAGGATATGGAGAAACCAAATTGAATTAAGGCAAAAGCTAAAGGATAGTTTAAATAAGAATTTTATTCAAGGAAATAGTATAGGAGAATTAGCAACAGAAATTACTAAGGTAATAGATACAGATTATAAAAACTGTGTTAGATTAATGCGAACAGAAGTAAATTATATTAATAATAAGGCTAGTATTCAAGCATATAAAGAAAAAGGAATAAAGCAATATATTTTTGTTGCTGTACTAGATTTAAGAACTTCAAAGATATGTTCTGAAATGGATGGAGAAATAATAAACATAGATGACTTAGTTGTTGGAGTTAATTGTCCACCACTCCATCCAAATTGCCGTAGTACAGTAATACCATATATAGACGGTATTGAAAGAAATAGAGTAGCAAGAAATGTGGAAACAGGAGAAACAGAAGAAATTGGCAACATGAATTATAAGGAATGGTATCAAAAATACGTTGAAAATAAATACAACAAAGAGGAAATACAAACATTAAGAAAAAGATTTTTAAATTATTCATCAGATAAAGAACAATATGCAAGATATAAGGAAATATTAAAAACACATATAGACACAGTTAGGTTTGACAAATTTCAAGAAATAAAATACAATAATAAAATAGAATGGAAACAGATTAAAGTAGAGTATTTAGAAAGTTTAGGAATAAACACAACAGAAACAGCAAAGCAATATATTAATAATATAAATAAAACTATCAATATGGGAAGACAAGAAAAACATATATTAGGCAGTAATAATTATGTGGAAGGAAAAAGCTATTTAACTATATCAAGTAAAGAGGCACAAGAACTTGTTAATAAATATGCTGGTCAAGGACAAATAAACTTTAATAGAAAAGGTGTATGGGACAAACGAGAAATAATTGATACAGATAAAAAAATAGGAATAGTTGTTAGCAAAAATGGAAATTTTGATACTAATAGTTTTAAGATACATTATAGTAAAACTGGAACACATATAGTTCCATATAGGAAAGGTGGAAAACAAAATGAAGGGTAAGAACTTAGAAGACTTATTGAATAAAAAAGTCAAAGTTACTACGT